GCGCCATGAACTGCTCAGGGTTGCTGAAGCCGATCGCTTGGATACACGCCTGATCTATGGCAATCGGGTCATACATCGTCGGAGACGCCGCCTGTAGCTGCTTCAGCGCCGCCAGCTTCATCAACCGTTGACCATGCGACGACGTGTTAGGATCGGCCTGCGGCGTCAGTTCGCAGTTCTGCAAGGCAGCCAAGAACGTCTGTTCATCCCACTGATAAGCTGGCTTCTTATTGCGCTGCCAGAAACTCTCGGGATGCTCACGAAACACCCGCACCAGCAACTGAAACTCCTCGGCCTGGGCGGCGTGCATGCGCTTATGCACCGCGTTCATGACCTTGGTGGCTTGCTCGATCATCGCCAGCGTCGTGCCGACCGGCGCATCAGCGCGCCCTTCACCGACTTGCTGCTCGCTTGTCCCACCAATCCGCATACCCGTCTGCGCCATGTCGCCGACAAGGTTCATCAACGCCCCGGACGGTTCCTTGTATGGAAGGGGCATGATGGCTTGCGAAATAGGCATCCCTCCGGTCTTGACAAGCGCGCCACCACCCGGCGGAACGCGGAATATGTTCGTATTCTGGCGAGCGCCAGTGTCAGCCATAAGGAAACCAGGGAACGACGCAAACATGCCAGCATCGAGCAACTCGCGCCAAGCAGCAGTGATAGCATTTGTAGTGTTACCAAGAATATGAAGAAGACCAATATCGTAGAAGCCCAGACCGGGAACAAAAGTATACTTAACAAAGTTGGCTCTGGCACTAGGAAGTTCTTTATCATCCTCATCATAATTCCTAACAATCGACAATATCTGCTTAGATGAGACATCAATCGTGACACGATACGGGACTTCCAGGCCACTGTCCTTCCCCTTATACTTGTGTTCAAACCCAGATATATTTAACTCACAGTAGCATTCGTAGATTTCGCGGTCGCGGTCGTCGGGATCGCCGGCATCAACAGAAATACCCTGCTGGCTGTTTTCCTCCTCACGCACTGCATCCAGCTTGGGCATGTCGGCGCGTGGCAGGTCGGTATCCTTGTAGACGCCCAGGATCTGCAACCGGCGCACCGTGCTAGGCTTCATCATCGTCCGATGCGTCACCCGGCGAGCGTTCATCAGATCGGTCGCCTGATTGGACACGATCAGGTCGTTGGCATCGACGCTCTCGCTGACCGGCCTGTTCCGCAGCGGGCAGAAATAGACTTTCTTAAACGCCGTGCCGCCGAAGCCCAGCATGAACAGCATCTTGTCGGTGTCGGGGTAATACTCGGTCGCCACCGCCGTCAGAAAATGGTTCAGGTCGCGCTCTAGCGCGTCGGCCAGACGATCCTCCTGCATGGTGTCGCCATTGCTATCGTCGCGGATTTTAACCGGGCCATCGGTCGGCAGCATCTCGCTACGCGCATTGGCCTGGAACCGCAGCACCGCCTCTAACAGCAGCGGGTGCCGCACCCGGCTCATACCCTCGACCGGCGCCCCATCGGACGCACCGGCAAGATTGGGGATTTCAATTTCAAGGCCGAGCAGCTTGATACCCTGGGCGCGATCCTCGATCCACTTCTGTCGGCTCTTGATGTCGTCCTCAATACCGCGCATCAGATCGGCGCTGATGCGGTTTAACTCCATCTCGTCTATTTCATCGACCAGATTGTCAAACCAGCCTGTAGGGCCTTTGTCGGCCTTCTGAACGGGTGATCCGTTGAGGCTGACGGTGATCGAACCATCAGGATGCTCGATCCGCAGCACGTTGCCCTTGTCGTCATACTCGGGCGTGTCGTTGCCGTCGTCCTGCCCATCCACCACCACTTCGATGCCTTCCGGCATATCAGCTGGCGGAGGTTCCGCCACCCTGACGTTAGAAGATAGGCCGGGGACGAGGGGCATGGCTATTCCTGTGCGGCGTAATGCTCAACAAAGCGGTCAATCGCCGCTTGGGCCGCAGCAGTATCATCTTCTGCCGGTAAAGTATAGGTTTCAATCCACTTGGCATTGTCAGGACATGAGACAGTCACTTCAAATACCCGCTTACCGTTCAAAGTAACGCCTTTGATTTCATCAACGGTCGCGTCGGCCCTTATGAACATTTCGTTGGCTCCATCACACGGGATATAGCGGTTGCAGGGGCTTGTTGCCCTTAAACCTCGTAGCGTCTTCAACCTCGGCCATACGCTCCGCCGACCGGGTCAGCAGGCCGACCTCGCGCATATGTCGTAACGCTTGCGAAAGGGTGTCCGTCAAATCATCATTCCGCCCCTTGGGGAACTGGCCGACCTGCGTGATGACCATGTCCGCCCAAGCACGGTCGGGCGCATAGATCATCTCCTCGGCGAACAGGTGCTGCACCGAATACAGCCGCGCCAGCTTGTCCTGCCCACGCGGATCGACAAGCTGAACGGCAAATTCCTCATGACCGTAGATGCGGCGTATTTCCTGCGCGACGCTGATGCCGCTGGCTTTGTTCTCGATCAGCAACCGGTCAACCTTCAGCCTCCGGCAGGTATCGCCGACCTTAGTGACGAGGTTGTGCAGTTCCAGTCGGTCTTGGAAGGCGGTCATCAGCATGACGCGGGGCAGACCGTCGATGTCGTCAACTTCGCCCGGCTGGATGACGCTCTGCTTGCCGTATCTGTTGACGTGCCGGGTCGAGCGTATCTCGCTGGTGCCGTAGAACACGCCCCAAACGGTCAGCGCGCTGTAGTCGTTTTCTTCTTTCAACCCGTAGGCGGTGTCGAGGCTGGCGACAATGAAGTGGAACGGCGGGAAGGCTTCGTCGATCCAGGTCTGCCACCATTCGCGCTTGATGATACCGCCGCCCGCCGGTTCAGGACGCTGCTGTAGCTGGCCGGCAGCGCCCCAGGGACCGAGCGTCTTTTCCAACAGCCGAACCTGCTCTTCATCGAACCGCTCGGGCCAGAGCAGTTCACCCGGCACGGTGCGGGGGTCGGACCACTTTACCGGCTGGTTGTCTTCGGTCAAATGGGCAGGGACCAGGGTCGTGTGAAAGGATCGCTCTGGTTCGTAGCGCATCGGCAGGCAAAGGTGCTGCCAATCGCCGACGCCTTTCTCAAGAACATGCCCGCTGATGTCTAGTTCGCTTAAACGCTGGGCGATGACGATGCGGCAGCCATGGCCCGGCTTAGAGTTATTGAGGCGGTTATACCAAGCCATGTCCCACCACTCGATGGTGCTGTTGATGATGGCTTCGCTGTTCGCCTCGGCGCTGTTGTTGAGATCGTCGCCGATGAGGTAATTGCCGCCCAAGCCCGTCGTCGCGCCGCCGACCGACACAGTATTTCGTATGCCGTTCTTGTTGTTTTGAAATCTAGTCTTAGTATTCATGTCGCCAACTAACTGGAATCGGTCGCCCCATCTTTTCTGATACCAGTCAGATTGAAGTAATGTGCGGCATTTTACTGAGTCCTGCAAAGACAACGCCATTGCATAACCAGCGTGCAGGAACTGCGCGCCTGGGCCGGCAAGCGGCGTGTTAGCGCGCTGCGTCCAGACCCAAGCCGGGAACATAACACCGCAAATGGTTGACTTGCTAAAGCGCGGCGGCACGTTGATGAGCAGGTTGGGGATATAACCGTCGCAACACGCCTCTAAATGCTCGCATATAGCCTGTAGGGCGTAGCCGCCATGAGCAAAGGGGGCGCTGTCGATAGTCGGCCATGCGGCGACGGTAAAGTCGTATAGCGACGCTTCCAGTTCGCACCGCTCGATCTCCAGCAGCGCCTCGTCCCGGTCAATCAGATCAGCGCCGAGACGGATGAGCATCAGACGCCCGTGCTACCGAAGCCACCGCCGCCACGACCGGTGTCAGGCAGTTCGACGACCGGCTGCCAGTCGATTTGGACAATAGGACAAAGAACCGCCTGGGCGATCCGCATGCCACGGGTGATGATGAAATGAGTATCGCCATGGTTGACGAGGACGACGTGGATCTCGCCACGGTAGTCAGCGTCGATAGTGCCGGGCGTGTTGATGACGGTGACACCGTGCTTGGCAGCCAACCCGGATCGAGGACGGATTTGTAACTCGTAGCCGGACGGAACGGCGACGGCGATGCCGGTCGGTATGACGCGCCGGTCATACGAATAAAGCACGATGTCTCTTTCTACAGCAGCCAGCAGATCGACGCCGGACGCGCCAACGGTCGCGTAGGACGGCAGCGGCAGCGTGGCAGCGTGCGGCAGACGTTTGACGTGGATCGGTATTGTGCGGATCATGCCTTAACCTTCTCATGCACCTCGGCGGCAATAGCAAGATAAGCCGCGCCGTCGGTATAATTGTCTTCGTGAAACCCGGAACCAGCGGCGATTCGGGCGACCTTTGAGAGCACCATAATCATCGCAGCGTCGTGCGCTGTTAAACGATAGCCGCTGAAGTCTAAATAACCGTTCACTAGACGGGCAAAGCACGCCATGTTGCGCTCGGGCGGGCCATATACCTTGTCCCTCGTCTGCGTCGTCAGTTCGATGGCGTTTCGCAGGATGCTTTCGCGTTTGGATGGCATGTCGATGGGATCAATCATTTATTGACCTCCTCGTGCCACTGCACGGCAGCCTGCGGCGTCGGCATGCAGTCCATCAGCAACCGGCGCAGGCGGGCAACGTCGGCCTCCAGGACCGCAACGCGGTCATCGAGGCTGGGTGAACGGATCGAGGTTATGTGCAGCGAACCTGACACGCCCACAGGGCCGTCGGGATCGAGGGCCATGCGGGCTTCGTCGTAAGCGAGGGGGCCGAGCGTCGTCATATCAATCCTTCCTTTCCTTCTGCGCGGTTTCTAACGCCTCTTGCTTGCTCATGCCCAACGTCGTCAGTTGACGCACGCGCTGCATGATCTTGACAAGCATCTCGGCGTCGTCGGCAAACCGCAGCAGCACGGCGCGATCGTAATCATCGACCATCCGGTGCGACAGAGCGCGACATACGGCGATAACCGCATGCTCGCGCTCGATGACAGCATCGCCGGGGTCGTAAGGGAGATTGGTCATGCCGATGCTTTCAGCAGCTTCATTTCATCGCGGTTTCCAACAATTTGTCTAAATTCCGGCGGATAGACTGCAAAACAATGCGACCCAGGCCCATTGGTTTTATGGCGTAAAGACTTGACAGGGTAATTACCGACCACCTTGCGATAAGCTTCGCGAACCATTGCCCCGGCAACCCATGTGTCCGCCGGGATCGGCTCAAAACCCAGTTCTACAAAAACGCTCGGGACGGTAATCCAGTTATTGTTTTCCATGTCTTTAATCCGCTTGGTTCTTCACCGCCAACAGTGCCTGCTTTAGAGCATCACGCGCATCAGCATCAAGCGCAGTCGCGTCGATGGTCTTAACCTGCTCGGTCAGGATCGGTCCACCATCCTTGCCTGTCGCCTCCACACGCGCCGTCGGCGAGTAGCTGCGCGCCTTCAACCGTTCTGCCCGCCACTTCAGCGCATCCAGCTTAACGCGATCCGCAGACGCCGACTCGGGCGTGACAGTGCGCGCCAATTCGGCGATCTCGTCGGCTGCGTGGTCGCCAAGATCTTCTCGCGCACGCGCATATTGAGCCGACAAAACGGGGTTGTCGCGCATCCAACGATAAAAACTTTCTCTTGGCGGCGCTTCTTCGTCCTGACAAATCGAAAGTAAAGACCGACCATAAACGCTCATTTGCGTCAGAACATACTGCGCCTGTTCTTCGTTATATGGATTTAATTCTCTTTTGGGTTTGCCTTTCTTTGGCAACAACTCATCCCAATCAGCGGTAATGCCTTTCTTTACTTTACGGCCCGCCACTTTAACCTCCGATCAATACAGGAAACCGCCCAACATATAGGCGATTTCCTGTTGTTTTCAAACACTAAGCCTCACCTGCGGGTTCGATTGCGGCGAGGCGTTGCAGGTCTTCGTTACCCATCACTTGCAGGATGCTTTCGACGCCGCGTCGGAAGATGATCCAAAACTCGTCCTGAGATTTTGCGTCACAACCATACAAAGATTGGGCGACAATCGCACCGGCAGCGAGCAATGCGGCTGTTTCCTGTCTTTGTTCGCTGGTTGCCTTGCGTTTAGTCATGAACGATCCTCAGAGGCGTATTTCGACAGCGGCGTACTATCCCATCCAGCCAGCGCATCGCGGTAGATTGCGAGCATGGCATTTTGCTCTTCGGCCTCGTCCGGCTTACGACGCTCGGCGAGCAAAGCGCGGATTGCTTTGACGTCGAACCCGGCAGACTTCGCTTCGGTGTAAACGTCCTTGATGTCGGACGCCAGGGTGCGCCGTTCGTCTTCCAGCCGCTCGATACATTGGATGATGGATTTCAGGCGTTCGACGGCAACGCCGCTATTGTGTCCCTCAGTCATATCAATCTCCTTTTGGCATGACGCCGGGCGCAGGATAGCAGGGAAAAACATTTTGGGAAACATCCTAAAATGGCACTTCGTCGTCTAACCCATCATCATCGCACGGCAACGCCGATCCGGTCACAATGACGACTGGGTCGGCGCGTTCGCGTCCCATGGGCTTGACGGTTGCGCCAGGAAAGGCGCGCTTGATGTCGATGACCTCGGCATACTTGGACAGGATAAGACCGATCTCTGCCAAACTGTAGACCACCGACGCTCGACCTGATCGCACGACGTGCGCCGCGTCGATATTGTCCCGGCAGATGAGTATCACTTCGCCGGTAGCCGGGTCGTGTGTCTCCCAGACCTCGGGATCGAGGTGCTTGTGACCGGCTTCGGCTGCGACCTGATCCAGACGCCGCCATGCGGCTGACATACGCTTACACTCGCGCTCCAGCACCTCACTGTCGCCCTCGCGCACGGCGTCGTAGAATAATTTCCTTTGCCGGTCGAACTTCTCGCGCAGGTCAGCATCAACCAGCAGCCGCAACCTACCGATCCCCCACCGCCGTTCCATCTCCGTCGCCAGGGCGTCAACAGCGTCCAGATGCGACCTGCCGGTGAGGTATACATCGGGGCCACGGTTCATCCAACCAGCCGATGATGCCGGTGGGTTGGGGGGTGATTTGTTTATCGGTTTCTTCGCCATTTGTTTTTTCTCCTGTACCATTATGCCAACTAGCAGACTGCTAGCGCGATCCCCTTCCCCCACTCGTGCAATGCTGACTTGTGCAGCCTCCGGCGGAGGCAAGTCAGCAGGTTGCTGACTGCAACTTGCACTAGTGGGGGTTTTGAAGTCAGCAGACCGTTTTGCTGACTTGTTGCTGACTTCAAACCCACTTTTAAGGTTGTAGTCAGCAAAATCTACTCTTCCTCTGATTGCGGAGCATAGGCGCTCTGGCGCTTAAAATCCGCTAACTTTTGCGTGTCAACGAAGACATGTAACCGCTCTGAACGGTCCTTGCCGGGATACATTTTCTCAAAAATAAATCCATCTTTCTTCCAAAGATCGAGCATACTTTGCGCCCTACTTCTGTAGTTCTTACGGTCACCGTCGGGCGGCATAATGTGGTCGATAATGACATCACCGGCCCAAACTTTCGAGTCGGCACGCCCCCTTAGGATATAGCGAATTTTTTCCTTTTCGCCGGGCATACCCGCCTCGATCTGCTCCAGCATTTTGGCGGTCAGGGGATCGGAAACACCATCGAACAAGCCGGGTGGATCCCAGGCATCGACGACCTGGACGTAATCAGCAGGGTAATCGTCGGTGGCGTTGTCGAGGCAGACGCTGACAAGCTGGAACCAATGCGCGTGATCGGCGGGGGGTGCCATGTTGGCTTTGGCATTGTCTGATCTGATGTAAGTGCGTCGATCCTCGCTCTTGATGCCTAACTTGGCCGCATCCTCTTCTGACATGGCTGATAGTGTCGTCATGACGCGAGCGGCGCCTTGTAGAGCAGATGCGCCACGGAAAGACTCGCCATCGCCGGACGTGCCGCCTTTGCGGAAATGATGGACCAGCTGGATGGCGCAGTTTGCTTGATCGGCAACCTGGGACCAAAGCGCCATGACCTTGACCATTTCTTCGTTGCGGTTTTCCTCGGCGGTATGGGTATGCGCGAAAGGGTCAACGACAAGTAGCTTGATGTTCTTGGCAATCAGCGCCGCGACTAACTCATCGACGATGGGCGACGCTATCAAGCCGCCGTCGGTGCGTTGCGTGATGATGATGGGCTGGTTACGACCGCTGTCGAGGTAGATTGGGTGCTTGAAGTCGGCGGGGGTTAAACGGTAGTGCCGCATGATGCCGGCAACCCGGCGAAGCATCTCGTCGATGGGATCTTCGCCGTTGAAAATCCAGACAGCACCAGATGTATGAACGGCTTCGTAGAATGATTTAATGGTGCGTTCGATCAGCGAGTAGCCCAAAGCGACGCTAAATGCGTCTACCATCGACTTGGCCGTCTTACCGACGCCGCCCGGCGATCCAAGCAGGGAAACGAATTTGAGGATTGTTTCCCGGCCATAAACCCATTGGCGTGGAGGTATTTTGCTTTGATCGTATGAGAATAAGGGTGTCGGCGTTAGACCGCGCTGGGGTTCAAAATCTTCCTCAAAGCCGGTATTTTGCTCTTTGCCGGTAGGTTCGTCAGGCTCGCCGTCGTCGGTGGTGCTAGAGCCGCTATCACCGGCCTTGACGCGGTCCTTAGGCGGTTCTGGCTTCTGGGGTGGTGCTTTTTCGGCAGCCTCACGAACCTCATGATCCCACTTGGCATAGGCATGATCCCACTTTTCGCGGAACATTGTGATGCCGCGACCTTCGCGTTCAAGCAGGAAATGCTTGGGCGTGCTGGGTTCGTAAATGCGAGATTTGACGTTTCGGACGTAAGTTTCAAAAGCCTTCATCATGAAGGTCTTTGCCAACGCATCCGACATGATCGGCGATTCGCGGTAGGCATTGACCAAAGCTGCCCACACGATGCGGGTCATATAGGTTTCGCGACCATCGACAACTTCGTCAGTCAGCGTATTTCGCAGGATGCCGCCGTCGGGGTTATTTGGCCCAGGCTGGCGTTCTGCTGGCCCTGTGGTGCTGCCGCCGCCATGCTCCCGGACTAGCTTGTCGATGGCGTCACAGAGCCATCTGGGGGCTTCCATGACGGGCTTTTCCCACGGCCCGCACCCAGGCTTCCAGTCGTAGCGTTTGCCGCTCTCGTGGCTGCTTGGCGGTGCCATGACGAACCCGCCTTGCCCCCGTATATCGACGCCGATGGATGTCTTGTTCGTCGGCGGCATCCAGCTAGCAGGGGCGCGCAGGAATATCTGCCACCCACCGCCGCCGGTCACTTGCATAGGCGTGTCAAGCATCATGACGTCGTGGTCGGTCAGCAGGGCCTGCCACCAGTCCGATGCCGCGTGTGTTTTGTGTGTATCGAGGTCGATCACGAACAGCCCACCGGACGCAGCGCCAGTGATGATCCCAAGCTGATCGGTCGATCTGCCGCGAAACCAGCCTTCGAGGGTATCCTCGTCGGCCAGGGTGCTTTGATTCGCCTTCCAGGCGATGCTGGGGCGTTTCCAGTTGCTGCCGTTGGATGGGTGATTGGCGGGGACGACCTGCCAGCCCAAGCTGCGATACAGCCGGATGTAATCCCCACCGCCCGCGAAATCAGGATCAAAATCAATCATGTGTCACCTATTCGGTGTTATTGGCGGACGACCTCAGCCCCGTATTTCGCCATCAGCGCCGCTTCCGCACGGCCATGGTCCTTCTTGCGCCGGAAATCAGCCGACGTAGGCCACAGATGGATAGCCAGGGCGCGGCTGGCCTCTTTATCGGCACCAAGCCGATAATGGCGCTTCCACACCGTCGGCGATACCAGATGCAGTGGAATGCCCAAGGCGACGATGACACCGCGCAGGACGCCGGCAGAGTATCCGAAGGTGAAGGTCGAAGACACGCCCTGCTTTGGCATGGAATGGACCCGTTCGACGACCGCGCAGGAGACATCCATGCTACGGATTAGCCGCGTCAGTTCGGCAGCATCGACGCCGCCATCCACGACCGGCATGTCGTATGTGACAAGGGTGGTAGGGCTGTAGAAAGCCAAAGCGCCGCTGAGGCCGGGATCAACACCGAGAATATAAGACATTTGTTTCCTCTAACTCAGAAGCCGACAGGATGATCTGTTGTGCCGGGTGATGTCAATCATGCGTCGAAAAAACCCCCGCCAGCGGCTGCTGACGGGGTAGTTTGGAGATCAACAAGAGGAAACGCCGTGAGTGTAGAGGTGTTCTATGTTGTTGTCCATAGTGTCAGAGAAATACAAGCAGCAGGAACATCGACGCAGATAGGCTGATGAACCCGTAGCTAAATCCATGCGCGCCGCACGCCCAAGCAAAAGAGGCTGCCCAGACTAAGGCGAAGGCATTTATCATCAGGACTATGGCAATCAGCCAGCCTTTGATAGCCAGTATCATGACAGTTTCTCCCGATAACGGCGGTGGAAGCCGACGATAGCTGCCTTGGAGCAGCCCTCCCGGTCGGCGATCTCATCCCAGGTAGTGCCGGTATTGCGGGCCTTCTCGACCCGCTTCCAGCGTTTGATTTGCTGAGTCGTAGGATCGCGCACAGCATCGGCGTATGCCGACGGCGGTGCTGATCCTGTCCGCGACGGTATCATGTCGAGGAAGGCAAAGACTTTGCCGCAGGTGGCGACCTGCGACAGGCTGATGTTCGTCTTCCGGGCGATCTCGGTGTAGGTCAAGCGCGGGGTGCGCTTGAGCAGGTCGAGCATGAGAACGACGTCTCTTTTAATCATGATGATCTCCTATAGATAAAGGTTTGGGGGCTTACGCCCCCTTGACCTTGGCCTTGATATTGAGCGCGGTATAGACCGTCGCTTTGTTGCGGCACGCCGCCAGTTCGTCTGGCGTGATCAGGCGCAGCAGCGCCTTTTCGTCCAAAGATCCCTTACGCTCGCGCAGGTCGATGACGACATCGCAGTCGTCGCCTTCCAGGCGTTCGAGGCCGGTTGCCTCGATCTCGGCCTTCAGAGCCGAAACCAGCTTGGCGGCTTCTGCCTCAGCCGCCTTGGCAGCGGCGTAGCGGTCGGCGAGGGTGCGGTTAGAAGCGTTCGTCATGTCAATCTCCATCAGGTTGCCGGTCTTGCGCCGGTAGGAATGTTTTATGATAGGTCGTCGGGGGTGTCAACAGATATTTTTCAGATATTTTTGCAGGGGCCGAAGCCCCTACGCTATGGCCCAATCGACGGCTTCATCGTGGTTCAGTTCAAACCATGCCTTAATCTGTGCCTTTTCGGCGTCGGTCAACGGCGGGACATCTTCGCCGTAGCGATACAGCTCGATGTCCACGATTTCGCACTCATACTCGTCCGCCATCGGCGGGTCGTAGTAGGTGCCTGCATAACCCTTTTCCTTGAGTTCGCAGTCATATTCGATGACGACGTCATATTCGACGTCGTCGCGGATGAGGTTGTAGAACATTTCCGACATTTCGATCTCCATCAGGTCAAAACCGGCATCAGCGCCGTGGCACCCTTCTACGGTAACCCCACCCCACCGTCAACAGAAAAAATACAGAGACAACGAAAAAACTTTTGGTCATAGTCAGAGCGTTGAAATTGATCGAGATTGACATGACATACGAAGCCAATTTGATCGACATGAACCGCCACACATACGTGTCGGTCGAGAGTGACGGCGACACCGTTCGCCTGTCGGTGTGCGAAGAAACAGCCGGGCTGCCGGGCTGCATGACGACGGTCGAAATACCCATCCAGATTATGCGGCAGCTTCGGAATATCGCGCTATGAAAATCATGCCACGCATTAAAACGACAGTCGAAGCGCAGTCGATCAACGACCTCGTTGACGACATTTGGCGCATCGTCGCCCGCCGGACGGTCAATTCAAAGGGGTTCTACGTCTGGCATTTCAACGGCGATCTGGCGGACAAGGACGAGCATGAGTTGTTTATGTCGCTCGCTTTTCCCCGCGAACCTCGCCACGCGAAGATCTCATGCGTGACCGGCAAATTGCCGGATACGAACATCACCGTGCTGTATGCGCGGAAAATGCCCGAGTCGCAGCCGAAATCTACCCGTCAAAATGGAAGGAACACATGATGCTGAAAGACAAATTAGCCAATCTGTTGGCAGAAGCAGAAGCCGAATATGAAGCCGCATTGAAGCAGCTTGATGCCGCGCACCGGCAGTTGAAATTAATCCAGTCGGTGATTGTCGAGCCGGTGCAGCAGAAGTCTGTTCCGTTAATGCCGTATATTTTTAGCGAAGACACGCAGGACGAAAAAAGAAAAGCATCACCGCGGCGTAGTTTGGGACGGATGATGACTGTCGTTAATTATTTGAAGGAAAAACCCGAAGGGGAGAATTTCCGGCAAGTCGCTAAAGGCTTAGGGGTGCGAGAAGCATCAGTCAGCCCGTTATTGTCAGTCATGTATTTGAACGGGTTTATCGGTCGAAAGAAAATACCGCTTAAACGTGAAATGGTGTATTTTTTCACGCAAGACCTGCCCGACGAATATCTTGCGCTACTTCCCGAAAAAGCGCATGACATTGCTCATATTGATGAAGGATTCCCCAATGTCTGAATGGAAGCAAATCAAAATCGCCACCACTAAAATCAAAAACTCCATGAAGCGTTCGCTTTACGAACGCCTTGGTCCTGATGCCACGCTCGGCGACCTGTCGGAACTGTCAATCGACGAACTGCGGGAAATCCCGTATGCCGGCGAGAAGGCGATTGAAAGCGTCTTGGAGGCCCTGCGCGTCGCGGTGCAGGGTATCCCTCCGAAGCCCTCTGTGAACGTCCTCGAGGCGGCCTTGGGGGCGTCTAATGAAGAACCCGTTTGAGACGCACGGCATCGAGCATCTGTCGCCATCCTCGATCAACCTCTACGCCGCCGCACCTGCCGTTTTTCTTTTAGAGAAGGTTCTAAAGAAACGCAGTGGTGGTGTGGGTCCTGCGGCTCATCGCGGCACGGCGGTCGAGCATGGTATCGTCCACGGGCTTTCGACCGGCGCGGATTTGCGTGAATGCCAGGACAAAGCCAGGAAGGAGTTTTCCACTCTGACTGCCCTGCAATCCGGCGACAAGGTCGATAAGGAAACCAAGGCGGTGCCGGATATGGTCGCCGTTGGCCTTGCAGAACTGCGTAGTTATGGCCCGCCATCTTCGACGCAGGGCAAGGTCGTCCATCACGTTGACCGGCTTGCTGTGCCGATCCTGGGCTATTACGACCTTGAGTGGGAAAAGAAGGGTATCCTGATCGACATCAAGACAACGCACGCTTTGCCGTCGCGGATCAGCACCGCGCATGCTCGGCAAGTTGCGTTGTATCACGCCGGTCGGGGTGGCAATCTTGATTGCCGTCTGACGTATGTGACACCGAAGAAGTCGGCCACGTATTCGTTGGAAAACCCCGAAGAGCATCTGAAGTCGTTGATTAACATGGCATACGCCATTCAGCGGCTTCTATCCATCAGCGCCGACCCGATGGAACTGGTCGGCCTGTTCGCCCCTGATACCGAATCGTTCTACGTGACCGGCGATCCCGTCACACGGCAGCACGTATTTGATGTTTGGGGTGTTTAAGGCACCGTTCGCAGCCTCGATGCGGACATAACGGTAAAAGGTAATGGACATGGGTTTCTATAATAAAGCTGGTAACAACGAAAGCAGCAGCTTCTTGCCGCACATTAAATATGATGCACGGTTTGGAGAAATTATTCGCCCGGACAAAGAAACCGGCGACCAAAACATCACGTCAACATTCAAAGCCGTATTTGACTTTGAAAATCTGGAATGTGGTTTTGCTCGCTTTATCAGTGGTCAAGCGCCTGAATATCGCATGACCCCATACTACGCGCCGGGTGGGTGGCAAGCGCCAGAGAAGCCAGAAGGTAAATTCAAATCTGGGTTTCGTATCTACATCAAACTGTCAAAGGAATGCGGTGGAGACATTCGGGAATTAGCCGGATCTGCGGCATTGCTTTGCAAGGCGTTTGATGCGTTGCAAGATGAATATGATGCTGGTCGGGTAAACAACCCCGGCAAACTGCCCGTTGTCGTGTTGAAAGAGACAATTTCAATCACGTCAGAAGTGACAAACGAAGTCGGCGAACGTGTTAAGGTGAAAAACAAGCAGCCGGTTTTTGGGATCGTAAGCTGGGTATCACGCCCGGATGGTTTTCCGGTGGTTGCCAAGGCTGCCCCAGCACCAGCACCGGCTCGTGCTGCGCCGCCTTCGACGGGGTCTTCACGGGCTGCGCCGCCGCCTGTTGTTGAAGTAGACGAAGACGATTTCGGCTGATAAGATGGAAGGGCGGTGTAACAACCGCCCTTTTTCTTGGAGCCGATTAAATGAAATCCCGTTTTTTACTTACCCTTAATATGCCAGCACGATCCGGTCAGATGGTTCATCAAGTGACGTGCGAGCATTATTCTGAAGATATTGACACTTTTACCGAAATGATGAACAATTGGGAATTTATCGTCGTAGAAGAACTGTATCGTGACAAAGAAGGCCAATGGTATTCTGTTGGCCCTCTGTCATTGAATACCGCCGTCATCGGCAAGGTCAAGCAGGTTCAGAACAGCTTCCGCCCACACGACGAGCGCGAATGAAACTCTCACATCCATTCCCAAGGGTTTCCGAAGACGCCCGTTTAAAAATTGAGAAGGCTCTTGATGGAGGCTGTTACTGCGGTGGCGACAGCGCTCGCATGACTAAACGCTTCATCAATAAGGGTAAGGGGTTGACGGTGCATATCCAATGCGAGACATGCGGTCGATCCCTTATTGGCTCAATGAAGCGTATTGAGCATTTTCGGGCAGATGATTACCCAGATTGGAATGAACAACTGCGATATCAATACAATGAGATACAACACCTAGACAGAGAAAAATACGCAGAAGAGCGAAGGAAGGCATATATTGAGGCCCGCAAAAATTACCGTAACAATTTTTTATGGTCGAATGAATGGAGATGTCTTCGCCAGCGCGTTCTTATCCGCGACCGATTTCTATGCCAAGCGTGCTTAAGCGCCGGGGCTACAGACGTCCATCACCAACGGTATGGTTTGGATTGCCTACCCCCGGCGTGGGATTTGAAATCCGTCTGTAGAAGCTGCCATGACAATTTACATGGCAATTCTGCTGCATGGACAGGAAAATGATCGTTCGCATTGACCCACCCTTGCCGTTGATGACCCCTCGCGGCAAGGGGTTGGCGCATTTCCTGATTGACAATGGCGTCGAGACGCACTTGCAGTGGGTCGTCTTTCAGGACGATACCGGCGAGATATGGACTTATCAGAACCCCGACGTTCGAGCGCAAACGAATATCACGATGGGGCGGGTTATGCCGCCGCATAAATGATGTAGTTAATGATTGCCGTCGGTTGGACGTTGCCCGAACTACCCGCACCTGTATTGGCAATGCTGATACCAGTGTATGAGTAATTTAGATAAATTCCGGTGTAACCGGTGGATGTTTGAGTTTGTCCGTAAAAATTATTTGGTGAAGCGTTAATTTTACTGACAAAAGGCCACGCTGAATCATTAGTCCAAACATTGTCTAGTCCGTGAATATGCCCTGGATCATTGACTCCGTGGCTGTGAGTCGGGTCATTAACGCCGTGAGCATGCGCTTGAAGGTTCTGATCGCCGCCCGCAGCCCCGAGCGTTGTGCTGGATAAGACCGATGATAGGCGATTAGCGTTTGTGCCGCCCATGTTATCCAGACCCGCCAAGGTTCGACCACGCAGGTCTGGCACGTTAAACGACCCACCGCTGCCGCCATACGTATAGCCGATGGCAGAAAACAACGCGGAGTAAGTGGTCGTTGATAGAGATTGACCGTAGCAAAGATACCACTGCGACGGCGCTGTCGTGCCAGCAAAAGCATTGATGGTGCCAACGGGTAAGGAAGAGGTGGTAGCTACCGTCACCCCATAAGACACGCCCCCGTCGCACAGGATCTGCGCCCTTGATCCTTGCGGGATTGTCACGCCACCGGCAACAGACCCGGCAGAGGCGATTGTGAGGGTGTATGCGCCGCTTGTGGCGTTGTAGACGTTCCACATGCCGGAAACGCCCGACGGGATCAGGTATGTCAGGTTGACGCCCAGCGTGCCGGTGAAGATCAGCGTTTGGCACTGATACTGGAAAATGCCGATTGTGATGGCACCGTTGGTGATCGGCGATCCGACAACCGCATTTAACGTCTGCGTCGTAGAAACGCCGGTAACGGTGACTGTTGCCTGCCGACCGAGGGCCGCGTCGATGACGGTGAAATTGTTGTTGTTTGGGATGTTCCAGAGGTTAACATAATCGCCGTTGGCGGGTTCTTCGAGGTATTTGTTGCCGGTGAAGGTGCTGGTCATCAGATGGCCTCGTTAGCTGCCGACAATGCCTTCGTGATGGCTTCGTCGGGGAGGTTAAGCAGGGGTTCGGTCGTCTCGTTCTCGGCCTTCTTGGCCCGTTCTGCGGCCCGCATTAAAGCCTCTGCGGCGGATTTGTGATCCAGACCGGCACGGCCACCACTTGCACGCTGGATCCGACCGCCGGTGGCGTGGGGTTGCTGATTAATTTGCGATGCTTGATATGCTATATCGCCCTGCAATGGCGATATGCTGGGTAATTTCCCCATCATTCTAGAGCCAGCCCCAGCGGCGTAATTCAAATTTCCCATGAGTTTTGGCGATGCCGCCGCAAAGGCAGGCAATGCACCAGGATGCGTCATTAGGGCATAAAGTGCAGCAGGACTATCAATCGCCTGTCGTATGCGATCCGGCAACCATTCGCTAAGAGCATGACCCGCTAGCATGTAAGGAATACGAGGGTCTTTTTGACCAAGTTGTTGAATGAGATCTTCACCAGACTGCGATTTATAGGAATTGAAAATTTTCTTCATTTGCTGAGATGTAGCTAATCTGTTTGAATTTCCTATTTGTGCTTTCAAATCTTTTAATTGATCTGAGGCATTTCCATAATTTTTCATAATTTGGGCATATTCTGGATGCACCGCAGATATAGCATCAACTACTGATTGGCGTAATTTTGTCGCCATTGCATTTTGCACCGGGCTTACTGAACCTCCTTGATAATTTCCAATAAACCGTTTTAACCCATCAAAACCTTCAAGATTATGAAACAATGATCCTTCAGGCGCTGATTGACGCATGTGTATTTCTGAAGCTATTTGTCTATATGCCTCAGCCGCATTGGGATCAATTTTAGAAATCATACCAGTAACAGGATCAGTTTGATGCGCCATATCAAAGGCTTCTTGTAGCTTTTGATTAATTCCACTCCAATCTAATGAAGGCAAAGTTCCGGGATCAGCGCCACGCAACCCTGCTTGTTTTGCAGCAGCTATATAGTTGTCACTTCTATCTTTAGCAATTTGGTTTACGGCATCATTGACCGCATCAAGAATATCTGCTCGACTTCCTGCTCCTGTAAGGTGTTGCATAAATGCCGATTTCAGCGCAGGATTATCTGTAGCACCCGCCGCCGCAGCAGTTTTTAACGCTGTAACAGGGGCGCCAGTCAATCCAGATTGAATATATGGGGCAACCTTTTCAACACCCTTTGTTGCCACAGAAAAAGGCATTTTTGCTAAACGAAGTGTATTTTGTAATGGATCAATCGCAGATCCTACTTTCCCAGCTATTGAAGAGGCTTTACCTACAATGCCTGGAGCCTTTGCTGCAATTCCTGCCCCGCCTAATACCGTCGAAAGATCCATAAGGGGAGAAGCAGGATCAGTGGCTAATGCTTCTTTTAATCCAGCAATAGACCCATAAGTATGAGCATAATGCTCTCCTACTGCATCTGCGACATTAGAAGACTGCTGCATTGTCTCTGGCGAAAATAACTGATTTGCAACTGATCCAACGCCAGGAATTTTAGACGCTGCTCCCAATCCAAGCATGCCAATATTTTGCGCCGTTTCCACAGGATGAGCGCCTGCATGCACTATATCGCCAAGCATATTGCCAACACTAGACGGTAATGCCCGAACCCCTTTTTCAGCCACCTCCGACCATGGCATATTGGCATAATTTTCCGTAGATACTGGTTCTTCAGAAACCGGGGAAAATATTTTGTCTAATCCAGAGGAATTATCACTTGAAGCGGCATTTTGCCCCAGTAATTGATCAATAGAAGTGATGTCAGAGTCATTGAAAGCTGGCATCACATCACCTGCGGAGAGAAGTAGCGATAAAGACCGGGATTTTTGTAAAACCGTTCTATATCTGCTGGGTTACGAAACGCTTTTTGTGCATTAGGAGATTTTTCAGTTCCAGGGCTACCTAAGATAAATTGGACGGGTGAATGGGGTTGTTTATCTTCCGTCATAAGCCGATCTGTTGGGGTCATCATTGACATCAATGCACTTCTATCTCGATAATAAGAACTAATATTATGATCTGCATCAAATGCTTGATTGATGTTCAATCCAATACCTAAGGGTGTAGTAGAAACGTATTTGCGAGCATAAGCAGCGCGCTCAATATCTCTCTGTGACCCAATTAAACTATCTGCCAATATTTGTTTTATGGCTTCTGGCGTCATTGAATTATTGGCATTAGCTGACAGTAAAAGCGGTATTGCACCCAATGCACGTTCACCCATGCCCCTAGCTTCAAGTGCGCTTTGGGCAAGGATTAATTTTTCTGCTACTTGTTGTTGGGTAAGAGCGCCTGAATTACCCCACCCGTTTGGCATATATTTGTCTAACCCGCTGCTACGCGCCCATGTATCAACAAGATTCATCACATTGGCACGATCTTCTATACCAGCACCGGTAGCTAAGGGTCCGCTAGGACGAACCATATTAGCTAACAGTTCAAGCATTTTTTGACGGCCATCTTGTGATATTGCCGCACGATTGTTAATTTCTTCAAGATTTTTATTTATATTTTCGCGATTTACATCTCCATGAATAGCAGCGTAGTTGGCTTCATCACGCGCAATAGTTGATCCAACAGGTCCTATGGGAACCGTATAAGAATATTCTCCCGGTGTAGTAGCTTTTGACGGTATGCCAGGAGCAGCATCTCTTGGCGCTTCTGGCGCGTTTAGTCCAGTATTAGCACCTAAGGGTGCTGGAGTAGCAGCTTGCTGCTGTTGCTGGCGAAGCGTGCGAACGGATGGGACGTAGTTCTGGGTTTCAGCGGGCAAATGCGAAAGCCACGGACGCCCATCTATTTGCGATTTGGCCAGCGCGCTTTGAACGGCCTGCGGACCAGCATTGTAAGCGGCTGCGGCCATATCCGGGTCACCGAAGGTTGCGCGCTGTTTGGCATAATACGCTTTGCCAAGCGCCTCATTATACGCCGAATCGTATTTGAACCGGGTTTCATCCCACGGCAGCCCGGCCAGTTGCGCGGCTTCTGGACCGGTTCCCGGCATGACTTGACCAATTCCAACCGCCCCAGCGCCTGAAACCAAAGGCATGCCATCTGACCGGAATTGGTGGCCGCCGCTTTCCTGCTGACGGATCGCCGCCCATTCAGGATCATCAATAATACCCGATGGATTTAGTCCATAACGTCGTGCTGTTGCCATTGCAGCGTCGCCGCTCAATGTTGGGCTAGGGTGTTGTAACCATTCGCCCAAAAGAACAGGCGTGCCATCAGCTTTCAAAACCCATTGGCGTCCACCAGCTTCAAAGATGGCATTTTTCGCCAAACCTTGCGCCGCAGCAGCTTGTGTAAGTGCCGCAGTTGTCGGGTAAGCATTAGCTTGTGCTTGCGTAAGATTGCCCCTTGTCATCGCCTCAGTTGTTTCAGCCGCTTGTTTTTCGCGGGCTTGCATCTGGTTCTGGACGCCTTCATACGCTTGCGCGCCAGCACCAAGTCCCTGCAATAGGGCGGACCCTAGATAACGGCTGTTCGACGAAGCCATGCCACCGATGCCAGACAGCAGGGGAACCAACCAGCTTTGGTTGCGTTCCATCCAACCGCCTTTGTCAAATGCGCCAGGGCCTTCAGGCGTCTGTCGCGTTGCTGCTGGAGTTTGCCCCTCGCCGCCGACCGGCGTAGGTGCGGCATTGTTAGAGGGCGCAACGGACGATGTTGGAAGAAGGCCACCCGGCGGGGTGGCCGCACCAGCCGGCAGCCGCGCCGCACCCGCGACGCCAGCATTTGCGGGAGCAGCGGCATCAGCCGGAGAGATATTTAAGCGCGGTTCATTGAAAGGACGATCACCTGGAGGATAAGATCCTGCAGGCACCAATCCACCTGCAACAGACGGCTCATTAAAAGGATAATCACCTGGAGGATAAGACCCCGTTCTACCCGCAACAGGTGTAGATACGGGTCCTGAATTGACAATGGTTTCTGGAACATTTGTCCCATAAGGATCGCTTAATACGCCTAATCCACTGCGATCTGGTTCAGCAGTATTACCCCACGGTCTCGTAGCAAGCCAAGCCACTTCGGCTTGTCTGCTATTTTTCATGGCTTGAACGGAATTTGGATCATCGGGATGGTGCGCGATCAGACTTGCTAGTTGGTCTTGATTTAATCCCATATCAAAACCGGTCGTAAGGGGGTTAGTCGCGCCTTGCGAAGCAGCCCAACGCTCCATTATCTCTTGCCGCGTCGGTCGCCCAATAATCCTATCATAAAGAGATGGACCATTAGGGTTTACATCCTGTGACGTATCCTGCGACCCATCCTGCGTATCATCCGTGACCGCCCCGTCACCCTGATACCCCTTCCGCCCCACCAGCCCACCGGCTGCCCGGCGGCGTGCGGCAAGAGCGCCAAAGCCCATCAGTCCCTCGCCACCGCCATGATGGTGCGGCGCGTCGTCGTGGTAAGGTTCGTGGATGAAGCCGCCATTTCGAGCGGCTAATAGCGGCAAAAGTTTAGAAAGACCGCTGGCAGCCATACCAACACCGCTAGCAAGACCTCCAATGCCGCCCGCTAGGCTACCCAACTGCTGTGCGCCACTTGGCCCTTGCGACGGCGTAGAGGCTGTCTGTAGCTGTTTGGGCGGTGCGGGCTGAGCATCCTGGGCTTCACCCATATACCCTTTGCTATCGTCCCCGGTGTTCTCATACGGCGTCGATATGCCGCCAGCAGCATAGGGATGGCGCGGGACTAGACCACCGTGGGCTTCATGAATACGACCGCCACGATAATTTGTGCTGGGTGATGCGTCAGAAGCCACAGGAGGCGGTTGAGATGGATCGCCATATTTACTACGTAGATTGTTTACGACATCCTCTTGGCTATTGCCGCCAAAGGTGCCGCCCGCATTGATATTTTGAAAGCCTTGAGAAAGGGATTTGATCCCCCCAACCAACCCACCGTCCCCAGTCTTACCAAACAGCGCAGCGTCGCCCTTTTCACCCAGGTTCGCCCAGTTGCTCATGCTCTGGGCAGCATCCATCATCGTCGGCTGATGTTGCGTCGGCTCATGGGCAACCATCAACTGACGCGGTTGACCACCGCCCATGCCGCCAAGACCGCCCGATCCTGTCGAAGGCATGTATGGATTGCCCTTGCCGGGTATCAGGCCAAGGTTGCTGTAAAGGTTTAGTTGCTGGGCAGCCACTCCCGGCATGCCACCATCAGCAAACCCCTCACCAGCATGCTCGATCCCAACCGCGCCGCCTTCAGATGACGGAACCAACCCGCCAGAGTAAAAGTGACCACGGTGGGCAGCTTCATCAGTAGCGCGATCATAATCAACAGTCTTATACCCACCCATCAACCCAACAGCATCTGGGTGATGCTTTTCGACATCTTGCGCGATAAGGCCAATCTGCTTACCGGGTTTACCTTTATACTTAAACTTGACTATCTTCTGGCCGTCGTATGTTTCACCGATCGGCTGAATGTCTTCCTTCAACCGCTCGTCAGAGAAGAACGACGACGGCTGCGTCGAGGTGGTCGTCGATCCCGACAGCGCGCCAATGCCTTCCGAAATGTTCGCCAGTTCGCCAAGCGTTTGGAACGGGTAAGCCTGCGCCTGAAGGAACTGGTTATACAGCGCCTGCAAACCGGCCTGAGCCGTCTGCTGCTGGGTAAGACCGGCAGCCTGCTGCGCTTGCGCGCCCTGCAACCCGGCAGTCTGAGCAGCCGTGCCAAGGCCACCCAACTGCGCCCCGGCACTTGTCAGGCGGGCAAGGTTCGCCTGCTGCGCCGCCAACTGCGCGGCCTGCTGCTGCGCGGCAGTATTCTGCGCCTGCGTATACCCAGCCTGTAGCAACCCAGCGTTCGTCTGGTTGTTGGCAAGGTTCTGCTGATAGGCAAGGTTCGCGGCAGCAACGCCCGACCGGTCGCCACCAAACGCCCCAGCCTGGATTGCCTGACCCTGCAACCCGCTCGCCTG